GGAAGCACAGCAACAATTGTTGATGCTACAATATCAACGAGAAGCGGAAATCCAAAGGCAGATCCGTGACGATGTCAGCAAGACCATTGAAGAAAGGCAAGCAGCCAATGTCAGACTTGGTGGAATCTTAGATGAACAGGCAGCAGAAGAATTGAAGTTGTCTAACAAGCGTTTGGAATTGGCATTGTTGGAACAGTCAATCAACAAGGATTCCATTGACGCAGAAGTTGAAGTGATCAATGCTCGCAAGGAAATAGCTGACATCAATGAAAGAATCACAGGCCAAAGGTCAGAGCAATTGGCCAATGAAAATTCCTTGAAGTTGGAAGGCATCCAAATTTCCAAGGACAGAATCAAGCAACTTCAAGAAGAAGCACAGGCTGAAGCAGATGCAGCATTCAAGATTGCAGAAGCCAAGATTGCTGCTGACCAACTGTTGGAAGCTTATCTGGCAGAAAGACAGCCAATGTCCAGAGAAGAAATGATGCAGAAGGAAATTGACGATGCCTTGGCTGCAGAAGAAGCAAAATTCCAAGCAGCAGTTGCTGCTGCTCAACAGATGGGAATGCTTGCAGAAGAAATTGATGGTCTGGAATCGGCAAGATTGGACGAGCAGATGCGGATTGAAAATGAAATCCGCGCCAAGTATGGAGAAGAACAGGCTGCTCTGAACAAGGAAATCAATGACAAGATTGCCAAGCAGAATGAAGACAGAAGGAAGGGCGAATTGACTGCTGAAGAGAAGTTGGCAAAGGCAAAACTTGATCTTCAAAATAACACATTCCAAGCGTTGAGCAATATCAGCGCAATGCTGACAGCAATGGGTGTTGAGAATATAGGATTTCAAAAGGCCATAGCATTCAGCGAAATGTTAATTAACCAAGCTGTTTCAATTGGAAATGCCGTGGCCGCAGCTACATCAGCAGCAAAAGACACAGGTGTGGCGGCACCATTCACGTTTGCAGCAACATTGGCAACCATCATTGGTGGCGTGGCGGCAACAATTACACAAGGCATTCAAATTCTGAACAGCGTTCCTGGGCCAGGTGGCGGTGGCGCATCAACTGTTAGCGCACCATCAGCACCATCAATTGCACCTGTTACGACAAGCACAACTGAAATCACTAATGCAGAAGCAGCACAGTTGGCACCTGTCCAAGCGTTCGTTGTGGAATCGCAACTTTCAGGATCACAGGAAAACATTCAACAAATACAAAACCAAGCCACATTTGGCTTAACTGGATAACAATGGAAAAAGACAAAAAAATTCCTTTGGTCTATTTGACCATAGATGATGATGATGAAAGCGGAGTGGACATGGTGTCATTGGTTGATCAACCTGCCATTGAACGTGATTTCATGGCCTTTTCTAAGGTAAAGGAACCTTACAAGTTCAGAGTGAAGGACGAAGAAAAGCGTATCATAACCGGTCCGTTCATGATTGCATCGCTTCCAATTTACAGAAGATGGGATGATCAGGAATGGTATGTTGTGTTCACGGCAGATGTCATACGCAAAATCGTATACAAGTTCATGAAGAATGGATTGACGAAGGCAGTCAACGAGATGCACGAAACACCTGTGGATGATGTGTTTATTTTCGAATCATGGATTGTTGATGATGTCAAAGGTGTTCCGGAAGGATTCCAAGATGTTCCGCAAGGCAGTTGGTTCGGTTCGATGCGTGTGGAGAATGACGAAATCTGGAAGAAGATAAAGGAAGACGATGGCTATATGCTGAAAGGTTTTTCAGTTGAAGGCATCTTTCGAGAAGACAAGGAAATGACAATGGATCAGGAAGTGATTGACGCAGTCATTGATGCCATTCAGAAGTGATGTTCATGTGTTCACGAATCGTGAACAGATGACATCCGTGAACAGCTAAATGGCACACATCAGACATTTGTCTATTTAACAAAAAAGCACAAGCATGAACATTTCAGAATTGGTTGGCAAAAAATTGCCAGAGATCAAGAAGATTCTTTTCGGAACTGAAACAGAAGAAACAGTTGAAGCTGCATTCATTGATGGAAAATTAGTGGATGGCACCATTGTCCGTGTTGAGCCTGCTGTTGAAGTTGGCGCATCTGTCAAGGTAATCGATGAAGCAGCCAATGAAATTGATGCGCCAGATGGTGATCACGAACTTGAAGATGGCACAATCATCAGAACTGAAGGTGCTATCATCGTTGAAGTGATTGAACCAGAAGCACCTGCTGAAGAAGAAGCACCTGCTGAAGAAGAAGTTGTTGAAGAAATGGCAGCAGAAGAAGTTGATGTTGAAGTGAAGATGGCGGCAATTGCTGCTGACATCATTGCAGCTGAATCATTTGCATCTGCTGATGCCGTTGAGGCGATCAACACAAGGTTCGATGAGATGGAAAAGGCTATTGGCTTGATCACTGACATCGTGGAAAAGATGGCGGCAAAGCCATCAGTTGAGCCAACCAAGAAGGTGAACAATCCATTCAGCAGATCTCAAAGCCAAGAAGAATTGGTTGAGAAGATGAGAAAAGCGTTGAAGAAGTAAACAAGAAATTAAAACCATAAAAAACAAAAATCATGGCATTTGATGTAACGGCATTAAGCCCATTCGTAAACGAGCAGCAATTCCCATTGCTGACCAAGGCATTGGCAGGTGGACGAACTGCTGAATTGATGAGAAAACAAGTTGGCGTTAAGGGACCAACAACTGTGAATTTGATGGATGTTGATGTGAACATGGCACAAGCAGGTGCAACTTGTTCATTTGCTGCTGATGGTGATGTGACATTCACGCAGCAGACAATTGATGCAAAGCACGTGAAGATCAACATGGAGTTCTGCCCAAAGAAGTTGGAGAACTACTATTTGTCTACTCAGTTGGCACCTGGAGCAATACAAGATTCAATGCCATTTGAAGAAGTATTCAGCAACTATCTTGTTGAGAAAATCCAAGACGAAATTGAAAAAATCATCTGGCAAGGTGATGGAGCAGGAACATCTGGAACCAACCTTGATATGTTCGATGGTATTCTTCAGAATGCCGCATCATTCACAGACTGCAACACAGCAGCATACAATGGATCAACACTATCTTCACCATTGACAGTTGCCGATATGGTTGAAGCAGTTCAGCGTGTGTATGCGTTGTCACCATCTGCAGCAGTTGCACAGCAGGACTTCAAAATTTTCTGCGGTTTGGACAAATATCGCCTAATGGCCGCAGGTCTTCTCGATGGCAGCGGATTGACTTCAACAGGTGGACAACTTGCAAACTATGGTTCAAACTTCGATCCATTCAGACTTGTATATCCTGGAACCAACATTGAAGTTATCGGTGTGAATGGATTGACCGGATTGAACGGAGTTTATGGCGCATCATTGAACAACCTTGTTCTTGGTCTTGATCTTGACACAGATACATCTGATGCAGGCTTGGAAGTATGGTATAGCAAAGACAACAGAACCATCCGTGTTGCCTGCGAGTTCATCATGGGTACTGCTGTTGCGTTCCCTGACCAAGTTGGTAAAGTAGCAGTTTAATCTGCATTGAATTGATTCAAAAGGTGGTGGCAGAAATGCCATCACCATCACTTAAAAACACAATTAGCAAATGAGCTGCCCTCTCACCCAGAACCTACTTCTACCTTGCCGCGACAGTGTCGGTGGAATCAGAAAGCTGTACATTGCAAGTTTGGCTGATTACGAATCGCTTGGCGAAACAGTCAGCGGTGGCGAGATTACTGCCTTTGCAACTGCATCAGCAGTCTTCTGGCAATACGAACAACTGAAGGAAACGTCAGCAGTTACGGAAACAATCACGGCATCCATCCAGAATGGTACTGTGTACTATGCACCAGAAGTGACTATCGTCATTCCTAAGTTGGCCGCATCTACACGTGACGAGATCAAACTGTTGGCGCAGAATCGTGTTGTGATCATGTACACTACTAACGATGAAACACCAAACACATTTGTAGTTGGAAGAGCCAATGGCCTTGAAATTTCAGCCGGAACAGCAGCAACAGGAACAGCATTTG